CGGCTTATAGTCAACCATCGTTTGGTACGAAAGAACCAGAACAGATAGGATCGACTGAGGTCAATGATAACTTTAGCTCTACTGAGTCCGAAGTTACAATGTCTTATTTTGAGAAGTTAGCGAATACTTAAATTCCTGCAATGGATACTACTTTCTGAGAATACTCTAGGCTCTCATTCCTAGCAGACTTAGTATTATGGAAGTGTTGTTCATTGTTGTTTATAGCAGTGGTGGTGATTGTATTGTCTCCACCACTTTTTTGTTGCCCGAATTGATTTTCTATCCTACTATTCATCGCTTGTTCTTGACCTGCCATGAGTGCCTGACTAGCATTAGACCTAATAGACCCAACAATCAAGTTGTCCGTCTGGAAGGATTCTGCACCTTGTGATTTCATATTACTTTTAGACAGTGCCAAGTCGATTATTTTGTTTGCGAAAGGTATAGCACTTAGGGCTGTTAGAAGACCTACTGCTGGCCCAAGGAATAAGGAGTTGAGTCCAAAGTCTCTGACTGCTCCAGATAGTTGTCTGAATCCTGTGGCCATTAGACTTAGTTGGTCAGCTGGAACTGCCTTGAATAGTTGTGATAGACCGAGTGATGCTGCACCCAATGCCAAGAGGGCAGGTACGGCTATCTGACTCATGGTTCCAAAGACGAACATTCCTGCTCCTAGTGCAGCGAATCCAAGTCCTAGTTTAATAAAACTCATGAATGGTATTTTTGTTAGTTCTGTTAGATTGTTTGTAATACCATCCATCAGACCGACTATAGCTTCTGAGACTAGTTTAGCTACTTTACCTAGTGATGTGAATATCTTTGCAATTCCACCAAATACAGAATTAATGAATGGAGCAGCTAGTTTGAGTGCTAGACCCATTCCCATTAAGGAGAGTGTAATTGCTCCTAAAGCTGCAGCTCCCATTGTTAGAGTGAAGGGGTTAATACTTCCTAAAGCTCTGAATAGTACTTCTATACCTTTTCCTAGTCCTTGCATTAGATTGATGAAGGTTTTACTGATAACCTTAGCAACTTTCTGGATTACGTTTCCAATTCCATCCACAAAGGTCTGGAAAAATTCAAAGACTGATTTAACCATGTAGTTCAATCCATCAAGGAAAGAATTGACACCTGCTAGGATACCTTCACCCATTCCTTTGATATTCTGTTTGATCTGATTGGGAATTTCTGGAGAATCTCCGCCACCTTTTGGAGGTTCTATTATTTTTTCAAACTGACCACCTCGGAAAAATTCTAATAGACTTAATAGGTAGGGTGGGCTTCCTTCACCTACTCTACTTAATGTTTCTGTTAAATCCCAGAGTTTAGCTTCTATATCTTCTTGTTTTGAAAAACTATCGGCACTATTTTCTTCTAATTGATTTAAATCCTGTTCTTTTCCTTCCTTTTTAGTTTCTAGTTGTTGTTTGGAGAATCCTTCTTTCGCTACAATTTTTTGTAATTCCTGTATTTCGGATTCTATAACCTTTACTAGATCTAAATCCATTTGTTGCATGTATCCAGAAGAGGCTATATCCCTTCTATAATCTTCATATTCTTGTTTTGCTTTCTCTACATCTTCGGTAGCCTTTTCCCATATTCTGTGTTGGTTTTCACTAGCACGATTTAGACTTTCAATTTGTAACATTAAGTCATCATATGTTTTTTGTGTTTTTGTGTTTTCGGTTATAGCTTTACTTAGATCGGCTTCAAGGCTCTCTTTTTCGGTTGTAAATTCTCCCTTACCGAATTGATCTCGGATACCTTCTTGAAAGTCTGAAAATGTATTGGTAATACCATCAACATTTTCCTCTAGCTCATCTACATGAAACCCCATTAGGTCTTGGTGGATTTTTTTGATTTCCTCTTCTTTCCAATCATCACCTAAGCTCAGTAAAGTTCCTTTGAGATTAGCACTCATTTCCTTCATGGTGGTGAGGATATTTCTTTCCTCCTTGACCATATCTTGATAGAATGCTTGGTCATTATCCCAGCTATCCTTTGTACCCATTCTGTTATAGTATTTTCTTTGGGCTTCTTGAATTTTACTTTCTCTTCGTCTATTTTTCCATGAGATAATTGCAGTTTTGGCTAATGATTTAAATCCTTTTCCTATAAAACTATCTTTAAGAAATGACCATCCAACCATCATTTCTGCAGAAAGTAGTCCAAGACCAGCTTCAAATTTTTCACCTAAATTTAGTTCTTGTTCTTTAAGTGTTTTTTGATTTTCAGCATGCCATCTGTCAAAGAATCCTACTGTTTCTCCAGATAGGTTCATTGTGGGGTTGTTAAACCAGGCTTCATATTCTGGGTCTGATTGAGTTCCACCTATATCTAGTGCCACAAAACTTCTGTTTATAGATTCTAAATTAGCATTGAGAGCACTCCACTCCTCTCCATCAGTTTGTGCTCCAAATGATTCCAATAGAGAACTTGCTCTTCTGGTTCTTTCGGCGAGTGCTTTAAGAGCTTGATTGTTTTCACCACCTATTTTAGATTGGGCCTCGAGAGTATCGGCCTGTTTCTTGATCGAATCTTTGAGTTTGTCTACAGATTTTTTCTGTTCGTCTGCCCCTTCTGTAACCTTACCTCTAAGCTCGGTCATGGCTTTGCCTGTCTCTTTCATAACATCGTTAAAGGCTTCAGCAGCTTCAGTGCTTCTGGAAAAGCCCTGTACTAATCCTTCTATGGGTAGGTCTGTTGCCATCATCTTCTCCTATTCATTTTAGCCTGTTCTTGTCTGACTTTTTCGTTTTCCTTTTCTACATGGTCTACTAACATATTAATATAGATGTCTCGTTCCCATGGCATCATATTCTCTATCTCAGTGAAACTGTATTTGTGGTGTTGTACCATAGCAAAGTTGGTCTGAAAAATATTTGCCAGACTGTCATGACACAACACTAGCCGAAAAAATTTCCTAGGCCCTCTATGGTTAATGTATCCTCATGTTTACAGTGAGGACATTTATAATCTGTTTCGTATTGTAGTCTAGGTATAGTATCAAAAAATTCTCTGATTAATCCAAATTGTTCTTGGGTCATTGTATCGAAAAATTCTTCTTTCTGTTCTCTGCTATAGTTATCTAGTTCGTAGATATTTTCTTCATCGAAAATGTGCTCTGTACAGGATTCGACTATAGCCCACATTGCATCCAGTTCGTTCTCGGTTTCCATTGCTGCCATTTCTATTTTTGGATAGTTGAGTGTGATTCCAACCGTATCAGAGAGCATGATACTCTTTTTACCTTCTGGTTTCTGACTAGGTTTTACTTGCGTCAGGTCTATCTGAATCGGAATCTGTTCTTCGCATTCTCCACATGGAATAGAAACTGTTGATTTATCACTGACTGATTTTGATCTAATGTGGAGTAGTATGTATTCGAGATCGAACAGCGGAAGTTTATCTACATCTATTTTATCCTGAACACAATTGTTAACTATCTGTTTCATAGCCAAGGTCATTTCATCTGAACTTTCACCTTCCATGGCCATAAATAAAATCTTTTCTTCCTTTACCAAAAAGGGTCGATACCGAAGTTTTCGGTCATCTGATAACAAATTCATAGTATATATTGGTACATCAAGTTTTGGTAAGCTCATATTAAAAGTTCTCCTTATATGTCATTATTTATCACCCAGTTGTCATAGGTGAATGTTACATCAAATGTCAATAGTTCATTTCCTGCACTGGTTAGATCTAGGTCAGTGATTGTTAGTGGAATAGCAGAATAAAATTTTTGTTTGTACGAAACTACTCCGTTTGTTGGGTTTATTAGCTCGATATCTATATCTCTTGCGTATTCATTTTTGAATCCAGTGTGATTGTCAGTTGGGTCGATTACTTGTGCCATCCAATCATCAAATATTCTTCTTTCTGGTATACCACCATTACTCCAATCACCTTTGCCCCATGTACAGTGAAATGATAGGGTTAGATCTTCAAATCCTTCGTTGACAGGTAGGTTGTATTCAGAACCATATCCATAGATTTGAGCGTTTGCATTAATAGCTTTTCCTAATATTTTTGCAGAATGACACAATAGGTCTATGTCTTTAAAGTTTAGTCTATTTACATTTCTACGAATAAAGGATGTTTGGTATACAGTTGTATCAAGTTGTTTTTGTGGCTCTCCAAATTTTACTTTGAAATTATGAGACAGTGCCATTCCATTGTTACGGTCAACGTAACTCATAAACTCTGTTGGTGAAAAACTCATAGTAGTGCCCTCCTTGTGTCTTTCCATGCAACGGATTTGTGTTCTTTCTTGAAGTGTTCTATTGGTAGTGCTGTGGCATACTCCCATTCTTCTCTTGGTATTTCCAAGAATCTACTCTTACAGCTTTCGTAAAGGTAGGTTTTGAGTATTACTCCTGCATCTACTCCGTCTGCGAATCTTAAAAATGTATTGAGACTTCTGGTTACTCTGAGATCACTATCCCCGTTTTCCAGTAGTCTATTTATCAATTCGTAGCGAAATCTTGGATGTAGGTAGTGGAGATTGAGTCCACGAAAATTAACTCTGTTTCTTTGTCTGTCTGTGGGTATGACTAATGGAGCTCTATCGAAATATTTTAACTTCTTTTCATTTTCAGGTAGGTAGAGGAACAAGTACATTTTTCCTTTCTCTGGCCATCTTACAAGCTGGTCTCTGTTTTCCAGAATCATTGAACGAGCTCTGGTGCGAAGGGTTTCCATCTTATCCCTTAACCATCTCTTACTCTGTCCTATGTTTTCTCTGGTGGTTCTTTCTATTAACCTCATACCTTAAGCTCCTTTTCTGTAATTATTCTCCATACCCATCCCATTTTCTCACAGTGTTTTTTGGCTGCCATCCACTTTGCTTGATTGATCGCATACGTTCTCTGTTCAGTCAAGAAGTATTTAGACTTTCTGTTGGTTGGTGGTTTACACTGACGTAGAGGCTTAACTTCACATAAATAGGTAGTAATACTTTTTTTGTTTTGTATAGTAACGAGAAAATCGGGAAAATATCTATGCTGTCTATTGTCTTTTGGACTGATGTAAGGAATAACTACTTCTTCACTACTCCATTGAATTATTTGCGGAGTGGTATCGCAGTAAACCATAAATTTTCGTTCCCATAAGGAACGATAGGTTACGTTATTATAGTTTCCCTTATATTTGCGGGGATTTCTTGGCGTGTATTTTCCTTTGTATGACATATTAGTATTTATAAATAGATATAAGGGGAGAAGAATTATGTCGGAGATAAGAGAATCGAGATTAGAAGCCTTAAGACATCAGGCAATTAGTAGAGCAACACTTACCAGTGTTAGTACTGGATCTAGTACTCTATATGCTCCACCTTATGAGAAGGGTGATGTGTCTACACATAAAATACTTTATATGGCATATCCGTATGAGGGTGGTGATAATACAAGTATCCAGCCTAAATTTTGTTTTGTGTTTCCAGTTCCAGCTGGTATAACTGATTCAGTTACTAACGAATATGATGATGAGGGCGGAATGCTGAAACGTGTTCTCGGTGCTGCTTTCAATGGTGGTAATGTATTGGATGCTGCTGGAAAGGAAGTTGGGAGAGTTATTGATAATTTTGCTGGTGATTTTAAAAGAGGTGGTGCCAGTTTTGAACAAAACGAATTTTATTTCAAAGGAACAGCAAAAAGAGATTTTAGTTTTTCACATAAAATGACACCATTGTCTTATGAACAGTCCAATGAAATGAAAGAAATAGTAGATAATCTAACTAGGATGTCTTTACCATCTGCAGATGGTAATCCAAATCCAGTTAGGGTTACGTCTCCAGCAGAATGGGAAATACATTTTTTATCTAATGGTGTTGATAATCCATTTTTACCTAAGATTGGTCGTTGTGTTCTGGAATCGGTGTCTGTGAACAATACTCCAAACGAATCTTTTCAACCATCGAAAAGAAATTATTATCCAAATGATGTTGATATTGAGCTATCGTTTAAGGAAATTTTGATAAGAACTAGGGAGGATGTGTAGATGGCTTCTAAAGGATTTTTTGAAAACTACCCTACAATAATGTATGATGGAGAGGGCAAGGGTGAGTACAAACAGGTAGTGGATATTATGCGTCGTGTCTCTCTAAGGAACAGTCTAAAAAATTATATTCAGTTACCCCTACTAGAAAATATAGACGGAACTATGAAACCAGAAAGACTAGCACACTTGGTTCATGGGGAAGCTAGTAGAAATTGGCTGGTCATGATGATGAACAATGTAGAGAATCCATACACAGATTGGTTCATGGGTGAGGAGGAATTTTATAACTATATGATTACCAAATATCCAAACAAGGCTGTGAAGTTGAATCAGGTTAACTTATTTCTGCCTGGTGAGTCTGTAAGTGGAAGAACAGTAGTGAGCTCAGACCCAACTCTAAAAACTTTAGTCTATACCGGCAATGACTTTGCGGAAAATGATGAGGTGGTAACAGGAGTTACTGTCGTAGAAACGTATAGCTTAGAAATAAAATCTATACATCACCTTGATTCTGATGGTCAAGAGGTTACAAATTGGGATTATGAGTACGCACTTAACGAGCAGAGAAGTCAAGTTTCCTTGTTGTCTAACGAGTACCTTGACGTAATAGAGGAAGAATTTAATAAGAAGATAAAATAATGGCGATAACAATAACTAACCCTAATACTCAGATAAGACTTCCATCCCAGTATAGTATGACTTCTGTTGTACTAAGTACTACTCTGCATAAAACTGAATTGGACATCTCTCAGCTGGTGGTCGATATTAATATTTTTGAGAGTGTGTTGGGCGATGTTCTTTCTGGAAATATTACAATCAGAGACACAGAGAACTACATCTCTACTTTCCCTATTTGTGGGTATGAGACTGTCAGTCTTCAATTTTCAGCACGGACTGAGGATAAACGAGATTCCTTTTCTGTTTCTTTTCGGGTCTATTCGATTACAAATGTTATAGAAATTACAGGTGGTGGTAAGACCTATCGACTAGAGCTGATTTCTCCTGAGTTTTTGACAACCTCAGAAATGTTAGTTAGTAGAGCGTTTCAATCTCAGACAGCTTCTCAGATAGTTAATACACTTTGGAAGGATACGATACAGTCGGAGAAGCCGTTGAAAATTGAGGAAACCTCTGGTCTTTTGGATGTGGTGATACCGAGCTGGAAACCATTAAAGACATTAAAGTGGTTGTGTGGTCGGGCAATGTCTGTGGATAGAGAAGGATCGAATTATTTTTTCTATGAAACATTGGATGGGTTTAATTTTGTTTCTCTTGAAACACTAGTTGCGGATATTGATGATACAGAAATTATTACATACTATTACGGTACTAGAGACATGCCAAGTAGAACAGGTGGCCCTACTCCAACAGCAGCTTATACAGTTACGGATATACAGGTTGATTCTAGTTTTGATTTGATACAAAATCTTTCATTAGGTATGTATTCTAACACTATGATCGAGCATGATATTGTAAAGAGAGAATACAAGATTAATAGGTTTGATTACGAAAAATCTTTTGATAAGTACGAGCACTTAGAGGATTGGTCTTTTCTTCATGGTGATGATGACACCTTTAAAGAGGTCTATGATAGCAGAAAGTTTTTAGTACCATCCAGTAGGGATAGCTCCAAGAAGGAAAGAACTATACAGGCTCGAGTTTCTCAGTTACAACAAATAAATACATACAAAATAACACTGACTTTACCTGGCAATATTGCGACTAGGGCAGGGGATGTGGTGTATCTTTACTATCCAGCAAAAAGTTCTGAGGGTGTTGAAGATCACTTAATGTCTGGTCATTATCTGGTACTCAGTGTAAAAAATAATATGTCGATGACATCACATCAGACAACAATTGAAATAGTCAAGGATTCATATTTTAAAGAGATACCTATTAGGGGGTAGTTATGCAAAGGTTTAGTCAATTTTTATCAGAGAGTGAAATACAATTTGATTTCCTCTGTGAAAACTCAATGCTTCTCATTGAGAAGTTAATACAATTTAATCAAGGTAGACAGTACGGTCAGATAGTGTTTCTGGCTGGTGGTGCTGGTTCTGGTAAGGGTTTTGCCAAGAGTAATTTCTTGGATG